GATTTCTTCTGTTTGTCTCAAAATATTTTATTTTGACTGATGAAGCGCAGGAACGCTGAAACAAACAAACGGAGCCTATAACATGCTAAAAAAACATATAATAAGAACTACTAAGAATTTTTATACACTAACAAGTGATGACACGAAGTTAGCTGTCTATTATTCTTATGCTACGCCGGTGGCCATTAAATGCCAGTTAACAAACACATATTTTGTGGCACAAAACCAATGGAGCAGCACAACAGGCAAACATCTAACATGGGTTGACGGCGGTGGCACACATAAAAAAACTAGATTAAATCCTGCAGATTGGACAGCAGCAAAATTGTTGTTCGGTGTTCATAGTAAAGTGTTTAATCAAGTTGATTTTTTGTCGCCTACGTTAAGCAAAATATGTGATTTAATTGCAGATGTTGGAATTATAGAAAACAATGGTTTCACTTTTAGTGAGCTAAGTGAACCCACAGATATAACCAACGAACTTTGGAAGTAACAACACAAAAAGACCGAAACTAGCCGGCGTATAAGCTGGCTAGTATACCATTTAAAATGGTACTGATGAGGTCAACACAAACAAACGGAGCCAGTAATGATAAAATACGTAATACACGCAAAAAAATACAGAGATAAAACAAACGGCAATACATACCACGCAACAACAATACTAAATACACAAAATAATTTAATGATTTCTAGTCCATTTAGTTATGGATATGGAGACCAATTTATTAAATCTGCTAGTGATGTAATGGTAAAAGAAAAATGGATTGATAAACCTTTAAAAAGTTTAGATTATTTAAATATTCATATGATTGTTGAAGACAACTGTAAAAAAAGAGATGTTAAAAATTGGGGTGCTAGCTATGGTTAAATTTAACACATTAATTAAGTTCAAAGATAATACAGTTATGTATCAAAGAGATAGCAACGAAGCTTTTACAAATGCTAAATCAAAGGGTTTAGATAAACCAACTGAAGTTATGTATATGTATTCCAAAGATAATAAAGACTTCTTTAAATATATTATGGATAGAAAATACATTAGCTTTAATCAATAACAAAAAAAACTGAAACTAGCCGGCGTATAATCTGGCTAGTATACCATTTATAATGGTACTGATGAAGTTAACACAAACAATGGAGCAAACAACATGGCAAAAATAACTATTAATGTTACCGATTTTGACATTAAAAATGGAATACCTGAAGATTGCGCAAGGTGTGCAATTGCTACAGCGTTAAGAAGACAAATAACAAATCCAATGTTAATAAATGTGAAGCTGGATATGGCCACAGCTGCAAAAAAACAATCTACAAATGCGTTGGATTATATGCCATATTTTGAAATAAATGCAAAACAATACTATCAAGACGCATTTACAAAAGCAAAAGAAATACGAAAGTTTATTTTTGATTATGATAAGTCAAAAAGAACTCAACAATATAAATACATACCTTTAAAACCTTTTAATTTTGTTTTAGATTTAAACAAATTTGTAGAGAGGTCTTAATGCACGAACATCTTGAAATAATACTTATTGTATTAGGTGGTTTAATTAGTGGATTAATTTTAATGCCTAAAAAACCAAAAAAACCTGATACATTTGATAAAAGCAATCCGTTTAGTTTATCAATTAGACTAAGCGGCGAAGAAATAAGATGTTTTAATCACATAATACAAAAAGGAGATAAAAAAAAATGAGTATCTTTAAATATGTAATAATAATTCTAATCGCATGTGTTTTGGCATGGTTTGGAATGGGGTATGCAATGAATAGATTGCTTGAAGGCATATTGCAAACAGCGCTGTTATATAATTAATGAAATATATATTAGTATTTTTGCTGTTTACTGGTTGTGCAGAACTCTTAATGATTTCTAGCACAACTGGAGTAATTGTATCACAAGCGCCATTAATTAAAGCCTACAATGGCGCAGATATGTTGACAATTATGTCTACAAAACAAGACATAAAAACAACTATTTACAAAAAACTTAAAACCTCAAAAAAAGACTAAAGTACCCTTAGTAGATACGAAAACATAACCCACAAACATATATAGGAGTTAGTTACACACATGGTAAAATTAATTGAAGCAGTACATACATACAAAGACGAGTTAGCACACGAAATTGAAATGAAAACTTTAGGTGCTAAAAGAACAAATACAAGATTGCACTCACACATAGAACGAGGGGAGGAATCTGTTACATCTTATGGTAAAGTTATGGTGGCTAATACTATAAGACCATTAGCATTAGAAATTGCTAAATGGATAACTGAACAATCACAAAAAACTATTGGTAAGCCTGCCATAGCTTTCATTAAAATGTGCGAGGTTGAGCCTGAAATATTAGCGCTCATAACTGGCAAACACATCATAAACACAATCACACAAAGCAAACCTTTAACTGCAACTTGTATTGCACTTGGTGGTAAAATAGAAACTGAGATTTCTTTAAAAAATTTCAAATTACTTAACCCAGAGTTATACCAAACAGTTAAAAATGATTTAGACAAACGTAGTTTTAACTACACTTATAAAAGACGTAAACTTAGGGAAAGCTCTAAACGAGACAATGTAATGACTTGGGAAGAGTGGACAACACCTACTAAATTACACGTAGGACTTAGGCTGGTTGAATTAATGATTTATTCAACAGGAATGATTGAGATTGGCACTGAGACTATACGGCACAAAAAAGCTAAGATAATTAAACAAACAGACAAAACAAGGGAGTGGATTAAAAATAGAAATAGTTTTAATGAATTATTAAACCCTGAATACTTACCAACAGTTATGCCACCTAAAATGTGGTCGACTGTAACTGGTGGTGGCTATTGGACTAAAGAATTACCTGAACTTGAACTGGTTAAACAAAAAAACAAATTGTTTAAAAAGGAATTAGAAAACTTTGATATGCCTGAAGTTTATAGTGCAGTTAATTCTATGCAGAACACACCATTTAAAATTAATAATTTTATCTTAAAAGTTATGCAAGAAGCGTGGGACAGAGGTTTAGCTGTTGGTGGAATGCCGCCTAACACTAATCTTGATATACCAAACAAACCACATGACATAGAAACAAACCCGGAATCTCGTAAAGCATGGAAGATGAAAGCTGTTATGGCTCACACAGAAAACGCTAGAATGTTTTCTAAAAGATTATTATATGCAAAAATAATATGGTTGGGTCAAAAGTTTTTAAATTTTGCAACTATTTACTTTCCATTACAATTGGATTTTAGAGGCAGAGCTTATGCTGTTCCGGCATTTTTAAATTATCAATCAATTAATGGAGCAAAAGCTTTATTATCGTTTGCGCATGGCAAAGCAATTACTAAAGAAAATAAAGGTGATTACTGGTTAGCTGTGCATGGTGCTAACATGTTTGGTGAAGATAAAATATCTTTTGCAGAACGTGTTCAATGGACTAAAGACAATGAAGCTATGATTGTAGCATGTGCGGCAGACCCTTTAACTAACAGACAATGGGAAGCTGCTTCTAACGCATTTCAATTTTTAGCATTTTGTGATGAGTGGTCTAGGTTTTTAAAAGAAGGAGATGGTTTTATTTCAACTATACCAGTTAATGTGGATGGTTCTTGTAATGGTCTTCAACTTTATTCTTTAATGCTTAGAGATAAAACAGCTGGTAAGTTAGTTAATTTAACCCCTTCTGCAAAACCACAAGACATTTATCAATTAGTTGCTGACGCAGTTATTGAACAATTAAAAATAGATGTTATTGAAGGCAAACCTTACGCTCAAACATGGTTAGATTTTGGAGTTAAACGTTCAACAACTAAACGTAGTATTATGACTATTTGTTATGGTTCAACAAGATATTCATGCACTGAGTTTGTTATTGAAGATTTAACAAAACGTAAAGATAAAGGTGAACACAATCCTTTTGCAAATGATTTGTTTAAACCAGCAAGTTATTTAGCAGCAGTAATATGGGATAGCATTGGTGACAATTTAGCATCTGCAAGAGTAGGTATGAATTATTTACAAACAATTGCAAGAATAGTTGCTAAAGAACAGCTGCCAGTCCATTGGGTTACTCCAGTTGGATTTCCAGTTTATCAATCATATCCACAAATGAAGTCTAAAAGAGTTAAAGCTATGCTAATGGGCGAAGTCATTAAACCTAGAATTAACACTGAGACTGATTTAACAGATAAATTGCGTATGGGAAATGGTGTGGCACCTAATTTGGTTCATTCCGTAGATTCTGCTGCAATGATGAAAACTGTTAACATAGCTCACAAAAATGGTATTACTAATTTCTGTAATGTACATGATAGTTTTGGTACTACTGCTGGTGATGTTGAAACACTTAACAAATCTATAAGAGAAGCATTTATTGAAATGTTTACAAACAATGACGTATTGTTAAATTTTAGAAATGATGTGTTAAAACAATTACCTGTTGAGTTACATTCTAAATTACCTGAAGTTCCCGAAAAAGGTGATTTAGACATACAACAACTTCGGGAAAGTGAGTTCTTTTTTGCGTAAGCATAAAGTACCCATAGTAGATATAACACAAGGAGAATAATATCATGGCAAAGAACAATTACGTTAAGATTGTAAGTCCTGAAGGAATCAGCCAGTATGCATGGTTAACACAACCTGATACTAAGTTTGACGAATCTGGACATTACAAAGTAAATCTTATCATTCCTACAATTGAAGCAAATGCTTTAATTAAACAGATTGATGAAGAAATGAAAAAGAGCATGGCTACCGCTCAAGAGAGCAATCAAGGTAAAACGATAAAAGCAGCTAACGCTCCATATGACGCAGAAATAGTAGATGGAAAACCTTCTGGTAATACTATTTTTAAATTTAAAAGAAAAGCACAAATTATTGCTAAAGATGGAAAAGTAATTCCATTTAAAGTAGCATTGTTTGACAGTGCTGGCGTACCATTAAAAGATGTTAATGTATGGTCAGGTAGTAAAATGAAAGCAAGTGCTGAACTTGTTCATTGGTTTACTGCAATGGCTGGTGCTGGAGTATCATTAAGACTAAGAGCGGTGCAAGTAACCGAATTAGTAGAAGGTACTAGCGGCAATAAAGCAGAAGGTTTTGGCTTTAACGAAGTTAAAGGTGGATATAAAGCAGAGGAAACTACAGAAGATGTACAACCACAGACCGAAAACAAAGCTGACTTCTAGTCAGATTGGTTTATTTAAGGGCTTTAGGTCAGGCTTAGAAGTAGCGATTGCTTCCGAGCTTGACAGCCACCATGTAGAGTATCAATTTGAAAAAACTAAACTAAGTTATACTAAGCCAGAAAAAATACATACATACACCCCCGATTTTTATTTAACTAAAAAGAATATATACATTGAAACTAAAGGTTATTTTACTACACAAGACAGACAAAAAATGCGTCTTATTAAAG